ATCTGAATCTCCATCTGTAGATTCTTTTAATGTTTCATAATTTTTATTTGCATCTTTAAATAAATTTTTATAAACAATTATATTTGGATATAACTCAATTGAATCTTTATATATATTTGTCATGGTTTTTTATCTCCAGTATGCTCTAAAATTGTCCAAAAAAATGGACAAGTATATCTAATTCCTTCTTCAACCTTTGTTACTCCATGTATATAATTTTTGTCACCTGGAAAAAAATAAGCAGCACCCTTTTTGGGTTTAATCTGAATATCTTGCAATGGAAAATATAACTCTCCACCAATGTAGTCATCATTTAAATAAAATAAACTTGCAATATCATAATGTGGAAAATCATTTGGCTTTCCAGCATCTGGACCTTCGTGCAATTCCTTGTCTGCGTGTGGGTGCTGAAATTGTCCAGGAAGCCATTTTACAATAGCCTTTCCTGTTGGCTCAACAACAACATTAAAAAAAGTTTCAATTTCTGCCTTTAATCTTTTAAAAAGACCTTCTAAAATTTCTGCAATTTTTGGATCATTTTTATCTAATGTTTTACCAGTTGCAACACGATCTTTCCAGTAGTCTGCATCATAAATTACAGTACCATTTTCATTTTTATGTGTTTCAGTAATATCCCATATAGTTATAGACTTTGCTGCATTTTCAAGATATTCGACTTCTTCTTTTGTCATAAAGTTTTCTAGTTCAACAATCATAGATTTGTCATTACCAAAAAATCCTGACGGAGTTATTGATTCTTTTTTATATGGATTAACATTATTGATCATATTTTTATTATACCATTTTCTTTATTCATAGGTTCTTGGCTCCCATATATTTTTTTTATAAACTCCTCCATCTGGAACCCTATAAAGACGAGTATTTTCTTGATATTCTTTTTTTATTTTATTTTGATCTGGCTCTTCAATTACTTCTGAAGTCCAATTTTCTCTTTTAAATGGAATTAACTGAATATATGAAGTTCCTGCTGGAATAATACCAGTAAACCCTTTTCTTACAAAAAATGGATATGATCCTGGCTGATGTACTTTATCTAAATCAATAATACCACTTGTGGTTAAAAATGGCAACTCGTACCTATTAAATGGCGTTGCATAAATTGCACTATATCCACTTGGAAGAATAATTTGCCAATCACCAAACCAAGCAAAATGATCTTGATAATATCCTTCTGGATGCATAAACTGTGGCATTGCAGGTCTTTTTTGGATAAATGAAGCATATTTTGAATTATGAACTTTAACATCAATTTTATTATTTTCATTTAGAAAAAATTCAATATCACATGGAGTATTTAAAGAATATCCAGTTGCCATAATATCAAATAGTGCTGGACATGCCTTCCAGGTTGGAATTTTACCTTTGTCTGGACCAATAATAAAATCATTATTAAAATCTTTTGCATATCTATCTGCTTTTCTATACCACTCTGGAATTGATTTTAAAATTGGTTTTGGTACTGAATTGCTTTCTGATGATAGCCAAGACCTTGCTGCTTTAAAAATAATTTTATGCTTATCCATTGCTATCCTTTGTATAATCGTTAAAACTTAGTTTTAAATTTTTAACCTCATGTTCGCCAAGTTTATTACCTTTGTGATCAACCCCATCTCTATAAAAGTTAGTCCATTTATCTATCATTGTTTTTTCTTGTGATGCCATGCCATAATCTTGTAAAAAATTATAATGATCCTGACCAAACTGTGCATTATATAAATTAACAGATACATTTTGTAAATCTTTTAGTGAAATAGGAATAATAGATGCTATTGGAGTGTTGGCTGGTATAGTAATTTCTTTGTTTGCTAGAGTTATTTTCCATGCAGCAGGAATTGGTGCTTTTAGTATTGATGGATTAATAATTGTTGTAAAACAGTTAGTTCCTTCAATAAATTGATTTGGTACTGGCATTATCATAATGCTTATATCATTATCTGTTTTTAAATAAAGATTAGTCTCAAAACTAATAGTAGCATTTGCCCTATTTAAATTTATAAACTTATGACCTTTAATAATTTTAATATGATCAGAAAACGTATCTGAAACTCCATCCCAAATAAAAGTAATATCTTCAGGAAATGAAAATGTCCATCCAACTAAATTAGCAGAGGAAACTGGAAAACACCTATACGCATGCTTACTATCTGTATTTTCCATCCAATCCCTTTTCATTGTTAATGGATAAAAATTAATTAATGATCCTCTTTCTTTATAAAAATCTAAAGAAATCATTAGTCTTCAGTTTCTTGATAAAACTTTGGATTATGAAACTTTGCACTATAATCAAGCATGGTTACTATAGAATATTTAGTACCAGATGTTACTGGCATTGCTCTATGTGGATACATAAAATTAGACGGAAAAACAAAAAGATCTCCAGCCTTAGCCTTTATGTTTAAATTTTGTAATCTAAAAGTAAGTTCTCCACCTTCATAGTCATCATTGGGATATCCTACAAGCGAAACAACGCAATTATAAGAGAACCCATGATCATGATGTTCTTGAAAGTGCTGTCCTGGACCATATTTAATAAAATTCATTGCTTCCCAATATTTTAATTCACCTATATGAAAACTATTACAATAATGATCAACAACTGGTTTTGACTTGTCATATACATCTTGCCAAAGATTTTGTAAAAACAAAGACTCATTAGATTTATCATGCTCAATATCAGTTTTTTTAAATTTAAAATCTACACAATCTCTATATTCTGGCATTCTTTGCTGATATCCAACAAGCGCTTCTCTCCACTTATACCTAGCATTTTCATCATTAGACACAACAGACTCTAATCTATTAATAATGTCAATATCTTTAGTTAAAACATCATGATATACAAAAATTCCACTTCCAAGATCTTCGTAAGAAGACCAAGTTTGTCCTGGATAAAAATTGTTTGACTCAATAATTGTTTCCATGATTCTCCTTATGATTATTATCATTATAGTCTAGCATAACTACAACAGAATACTTAACTCCGTCTGTAATATTTTTTGATTCATGCTCATATACAAAATTAGAAGGAAATATTGCAATATCTCCCGCCTTTGGCTTTATTGATAAATTATGTCTAGTAAAATCTAGTTCTCCACCTTCATAATTATCATTAAGGTATACTACTGCAGATATTGTGCACGTATAATAAGGTCCGTGATCAACATGTGTTTTAAAATATTCATCTTTTGAGTATTTAACAAAGTTAAAAGCCTCTTTATAGTTCATCTTTAAATGCCATAAAGATTCATAATGTTGAAGACATAAATCAAGTTGATCTTCTACAATTTTATGAATATCAAATAAACCTTGATTATATTTTTGATATTTACCTAAATTTTCTCTTTTATACTTAATATCAAAGCAGTTTCTAGCATTTAATTTATTCTCAACATCATTAACTTTTGCACCCTGCCATCTTAAAGTATTATCTTTTTCAACTTCTGATTCAAGAGTATTTATAATAAAATCACAATTATCTTTTGAAATTGCATTACTATAAAGATGAATTCCATAGTCTAAGTTAGTAGCAATAATATTATTGCCAATATTAGTTTCTTTAAGTCTATAATTAATTTTTTCTTCTCTTGGCAAATCAAACCACTGCACAAAAAACTCCCTATGTCTATATTTAATTATAGCATAAACAATTTATGTTAATCGGAGAAGTATCCAAAATATGGTGGGAAGAACGGTGGGAAGAACGGTGGGAAGAACGGTGGGAAGAACGGTGGTGGAAAATATGGTGGAAAGAATGGAAAATATGGTGGAAAGAATGGAAAGAATGGTGGGAAAAATGGTTGAGTAGTAACAGAGTTAGAGGCAGCACTTTGAGCAGAAGAACCATTTGCATTTATTGCTATAACTCTATAAGTTTGTGATGTTCCTGCAGATTCATTAATAGTTAAAGGAGATGTTGCGTTAGTATATGATGGGCCATCACTGGAAACAACAGTATAACTTGTAATTGCTTTTCCACCAGTTGCTGCTGGTGCTGACCAAGTTACAACATCCTGGCTTCCGCTAGTTGAAGATGCGGATGGTGCAGATGGTGCATTTGGAACTGTTGTTGCTGTTACAGAAGAAGATGTTGTTCCGCTTGCTGTTCCAGTAGCATTTTTTGCTTTTACAGTAAATGTATAAGATGTATTAGATGCAAGACCTTGAAATGTATAACTTGTTGAAGAGGATCCAGTATCATGCGTATATGTTGATGGTGTGGTAGTAATTTCATAAGAAGTTGCTGCTGGAGAACTTGCTGGAAGTGTCCACGATAGGCTTACTGCTCCACCAGTTCCTGATGCTGATGCTGCAGAGGTTGTATTTGCTGTCGCTAGATATGGACGGCTTGTTCCTACATCTGTTGCAGTTAAAGAAGTAACATTTTCTGGTTGTAAAAAGTTATCCTGCGCTGAAGATCTAATACCAATATTTTTTGACATGTTACTCCTTTTCTTTTATTATTATACCAACATTTTTATGCTGATAGATCACCAAATAGTACCCATGTATCAGTTGCTCTCTTTAGAAGAGTAGCAGATGACCATTGTGCACGTAGTTTTAATCCTGGTGTTGCATTAATTGTTACTCCAACTGCACCAGCAACTGTTACTTGTCCCGCTCCAGTTTGAAGTATGCTAATTGAAGTTCCTACTGGCCATGCTACGGTAGCATTTGTTGGAACAGTAAGAGTTTGAGCAGTTGCCTTACCCATTTCAATTAAACTATCTCTTTCTGTTAGAGCAGAGAGAGTATAAGAATCTGTTTTTTGAATAATTGGTGTTCTTGAAGGAACGCCTTCTTTTGATTGTGTGCCGTCAGA